GTTGTATTGAACCACCATTATTTAAAATAGTCTTCCATACAGCATCAGTATCCTTACCCATCTCTTTCAATGTCTTTTGTAGATGTCTATTCTTAACTGTAACCTTCTTTTTAGATAGATCCTTAACATAGTAGTTACTACGATACGGCTCTATTGATTGACTGGTTTGACCGAGAATGAATGCACTTGATGTTGTTGGTGCAACTGCTGTAAGTGTTGCGTTCCTCATACCAAATCCAGTCATTACTTCTGGTTCTCCAAACTCCTTCGCAAGGTTCTTTGATGCTTCTGCTGACTTCTCGTATATGTGCTTAAATACACGTGAGTTCCATGTATATGCCTGTAAGTCATCAAATGGAATATCCTTTGATTGTAGTAAGTCATGAAAACCAAGAACACCAATACCTAATGCACGATGTCGAGTCGCAAACTTACAAGCCTTCTCTAAACCATCCACCTTCGCAGATTTCTCAATAAACTCACTCATAACTGCATCAAGGAAATAGGTTAATGTCTCTACTGCGTCTGTACCTTCCCACTCCTCAAATTTCGATACATTCATGGATGATAGGTCACATACAAACGATTCGTCTTCTGTTGATGGTAATGCAATCTCTGAGCAAAGATTAGATGCAAGTATTTCATGTCCTTGTCTTGCATAAGCCTCTGGAGCTCCTTTCGCAACATTATCTGTGAAGAATATATATGGAATACCAATCTGACTTCTGGACTTCAATACTTTTGCCCATAATGCCCTCTTCTTCTCATCTCCATCAATCATCTTTCGCATCCAATCATCAGATACAGTTACACCTGTAAAGATACCTTGAATCGGATTACCTTCGGTCTTTATCTGTAAAAACTCATCAATGTCCTTATGCTCCATTGGTAAGTATGATACAAATGCACCACGGCGAGTTCCACCTTGCTTTGTCACATCAATGAGAGTATTGAATAATCTCATAAAATTGACTGATCCTTCACTTAAACCATTGTCACGAATATCAGATCCTCGTGGCCTTACATCACCAAAAAATGCAGATGTTCCACCACCATATTTGGACATAATACCAATCTCTTTTGCACTGTCCAGAATACCCAACATACTATCATCAATGTAACTACCATAGCAGGATATAGGTAATCCACGACCAAGACCAAAGTTTGCCCAGATTGGTGATGATAATGAATACCATCCTCTTGACATATAATCATAAAACTTATCTGAGAACTTTTGACCTAACCAATCCTCAGCAGTATCAGCTATTTGTTTTACTCGTTCCTCTGCTGTTGTTCCATTAATGAGATAACCCTTTGAAAGAAAATCTCTGGAATCTTGTGTTAACCATTCAAATGCCATTAAAATAAATCCTTTGACGAATATGATTTGTTGTTCTTAGAATACGAAGTTGGCCTCTTGTAAAAGAAGTCAACGTGTGCTGATGAGAATATCTCCTCATCAAACCATTCTGTTTGTTTCAATACATCTTCATCTATATGGAACATAGGCTTCACACCGATGTTAGTCAAAGAACGGTTAAAACGGTCTTGAAGAAACGTTTCTACTTGTGGTCTTGAAATAAAATCAACTTCTCCATCTGCAAATATCCAATCTAAGATTTTACACTCAGCTGCATATGCACGATGACACCAACGTAATACAGAGTCAAAGAACGGCTGATTAAACCAATCTGGATTTTCTCTCCTAATGATTGCAATCAACTTTACTCCAAACTCACCATGTATTTGCTCTTCTTTGGATGTTGCTTCTACTGCGTTAGATATACCCTTCAGTACTCCCTTATGACGATTAAATGCCATCATAATAAGGAACTGAGAGAATAATGATACGTGTTCTACAAAGAGAGAAAATAGTAAAATTGACTTGGTGTAACTCTGGTTTGTGGCAGTCTGTAACCCACTGGTGTACTTCTTGAGATACTTGATACGGTCTGCGATTGCACCAATCTCTGCCATGTCAATAAACTCATCATTAAGTCCAAGTAATTCAATCAACTCAGAATATGCATCAAAATGTCTTACTTCACTCTCTGCAAATGTTGCACCTACAGCTGCAATCTCTGGTTTCGGACAATGCTTATATACATCTCCCCAAAACTCTTTAACTGAAACTTCAACCTGTGCGATTGCAAGCATTGTCCTTGCAACAATAGTTCTCTCTGTGTCTGTTAATACGGTCTTATAATCATGAACATCACTAATTAATTCGGATTCAAACTCTTGATGAACCCAATATGCACTACGAATAGCGTCCTTAAATGCGATCAACTCTGGATATTCGTATGGTTTGAGGTTTGTTCGCACTTCAAATATAGACACTAATCCTTCCCTTTTTTCTCATTAAATTTTTACTCATATGGATTAAATTTATTTATTCTTGACTATAACGAAATTCTCTAATAACTCTTTTAGAGGTTCTGTGTTAGATTTACATTTAGCAATAGCATCCATGTAAGCCCACTTTAGATCTCTGAATTCTTTGAATACTGCAACTGACCATTTCAACTGACCATACTCTTCAAGCATCTCTAATAGAGCTTCTCCATACACCTGTATTTCATATTGTGCATGATAATGAGTTCTTAACTCAATAAAATGAAATAGATTTCTTAGGTTGACAGTCGCATAAAACTCAGTATAGTTTGTAACTGATGTGGGCATACGTGCTTGTTCATTCGCAATATTATCTTGTAACCAAGTTTCATAAGTATCTCGTACATCCTCTAAGAGGTCAGTATATTCATTGATTATAGTTTCATTCTGGTATGGCTCCAGAGGTTTACCTGAACTTTGATGATTAGTATCTGACTGATAATAGAACTGCTCTGGTGTATAGTAATCATCTATCATTGCTGAATATCTACCAGAATACTCATTATAACTCATAGTTCTGTGTCGCATCCATTGTCTTGCAACGAATATCGGACATTTTACATGAAGTGTTATACTTACCTGTTCAAATGGTGTATGGTGTTCATTCTTATACAAGTATCGTATGAGTCCCCTGTCCTGTTTCTCACCCTTAGAAGCTTCACCACCTGTTGATACTCTCGCACTCTGAAGAATACGATAATCATCCCCCATGATATCGACAATGTTGACGAAACCATGATCTAACAACTTCCGACTGAACTTAGCTTTATTTTCCACTGCTTCCAAAACCACCATCCTGACGTTCTGTTTCAGATAGACTATCCACTATCTCAAACTCTGCCTGTTCATGTTGAATGAATACCAATTGTGCAATTCTTTCCTGTTCTTTAATAGTATACACTAATGGCGAAGTATTGTAAAGTACCACACCAATTTCTCCACGATATGAGGTATCAATAAGACCCGGCCCATTCAATACAGTTACACCATGATTTGATGCAAGTCCTGACCTTGGAATAATAAGACCAAATGTACCTTCAGGCATTTCTATTGAGATACCTGTTGAAATGGTAGCTCGCATTTGACTTCTTAGTCGTATATTTCCTAAAACATTTGCATATAGGTCACATCCATTAGACCCCTTATCAGCAAAAGATGGAACTTTTGCATTTTTACTTAATTTAACTAGCTTTATTTTTACCATCTACATCCAAATCCACATAAACATTATCTTTGCTATCTAAATCCATTTCTAATTGTCGTTCCACATCAGTAGCAATCATCCAATCTGGCTTACGCTGTACTCCACTTTTAGTTATAATTTCATCTACACTATCTTCTAAATCTGATATCTCTTTATTATTATCTATGATAAAATCACATTTCTCAACACAATATCTTATCTCTGTTTCTGATGCGTGGCTGTCTGATGGTAATCCATCCCTACGCACACCTATTGTAATAACCTTATATCCTTCATTCTCCATTTCTTTCATGGCATCATATTCATTAAGAAATCTCATATCTGGAATAATGAACGCTCTAATTTTACCATAGTTTGAAATATACTCTTTTGATGATTTAACACGAATATTCTTCTTAGCACTCTTAATCCAAATACTATCACCTGTTACAGATTTGAACTCTGGATAATTCTCTGCAATTCCTACTCTACCAACCTCAGTTCCAAGATATTGCATTGCTTGTCTTGGTGATATACCCCAATATGGATCAACATCTTCTTTGTGTTTACCCAATAACCACTCTTCAGTCCACCCAAAATATGCACGACATACATCTCTAACAGGGTCAGCAAATGATACTCTTGAAGCCATTACCTGACCTTTTATGTAATCTGAAATTGTGTCCTTCCCTGCCCGTTTTTGTCCTGATATAGGAAAGATAATTACTTGTTCCATATATCAACCTTTGACCACATACGAATATTAGACATTAATTTTATACCCCCATAAGAATGTTGTCTTAGATACTCTTCAATAAGATTAATTGGTTCTTTTTTGAAGAATTTATTCATAATCATTTCATTAAGATCTTTACCTTTGGTAAAAATTTCATCACCGTTCCAAACGACAACTCTCTCATCTCTCATGGCGTGTTCAAACATTTTACGAACTATTTGTTCATTTCTTGGCTCGTTATCATATACAAATACCAGATTATCAGATCCATCTGAAACTGAACGTATTTCTGGTGTTCTAATATCCGAACCCATCATTGCAAAACTATTGTTTATCATCAATGCATCAAATGGGCCTTCAAATACAAATATTGGTTCTTTACGATTAATATCAGTAAACCTTGCATGAGATCTTCTTGTCAACTTATCCACACCAAACAACTTTGGATATAATGGATCTAATTTGATTGTGATATATCTCACTTCATGCTGATTTAACGATCTACCTTGAAACCCTTTGAGTTCCTGATATATGTTAAAGAAAGGAATAATGATACGAGGAGTTTCTGGTACTTTAGCTGGACTCATATCAAGTCCATACTCCTTCACAAAATATGCAATAAACTGTCTAAAATTTGGTGCATAATATAGATATCTTAATCTTTTAACAAGACATCTATTTTCAAGATATTTAACGTGCCTGTTATCTGGCTCATCTATTCTCAGATCTTTCATTGTAACTGCACAACCAGATGCAATAACAGGATCAATAGTATCTCGTGAGCCAGATTGTATAACCCTCTTACGAGATCTACTAAACTTCTTCTTCAGCTTCTCATCATCATTCGTAACAGTACGTGTTTGTATAAAGTTTGATGATAAGTCTTTACGACTCAAAGTATCCATCGTATATCTCTGAAAATAGTCTGGATAAAACTCTTTAAGGAAATTCTTGAACGACATTGATGCCGTACAATTATGACAATAAAAGTTCATATTGGAAGACTGAGAATGGACATAAAAATATCCACGTGTTTTCTTTTTATCTTTTTGTGAGTCACCACATGATGGACAACGAAATGTTGCTGTATGAGATGACTTGAATGTAAACCGTTCAAGTGACGGTGATATTAGCTTAACGTAATATAGATCAAGTTCTAACGACACTGATAATAAGTATACTTTATATGTTAAACTTTGTCAAGTATTGGTCTGCGTAAAAATATCATTTGGCTGGTTGTTACATCCCTAAGTATGATCCCCTCTTTAGGATACTTACGGCCATATGCACGAATAGTTTCACCAACTTCATCTTCACCAACATATCGTGAATATCGAGTGTATTTCTTTTTACCTAATCGAGATTTCATGTATCTATCTGTATCAACATCAAATACTTTCATACCCATAAACTTATCTTTAGGTTCGAATGTAAGAGGAAACTTACTAAGTGCAACTTGAGCAGTTGTTGTTTGTGCTTCTTCAGTTAATAGATTATTAAAGTCATCCTCATAAACTTCATAAAGTTCTGTGATAAACTCTTCATTCTCTTCCCAAAACTTATTAAATCTTTCCAATAATGCACGTTGGTCATTATCAAATGGATGCTCTTGATATTCTCGTAGAAGGAATAAAGAAGCTGCAAGACTGCCTATAATAGTTTTTCCAAATGGTATAAAACCAATAATACGTTTTATATTTCTTACAAACCTGTGAAACATTGTAAAACTATCTTTCTCTTCTCTCGTCTTTCTATCTCGTCGTTTTTTAAGAGTTTTACCATCCTTATCTATAACACCAGTTTTAAATGCAGTCCAATGCTTAAATGGAATTGTAATAAGTGTTATAATCCTCATTATTGAAGCTAAATCAACAACTTTAATGGCACCTGATATAAGTCCTTTACCAACTGATGTTTTGTGTGCAGGCATATATTAACTCCTATACAATCCTTCGTATTCTCTCATCTTAAAGACAATAGAAGAAAAAAACTCATCATGTTCTACAGCTTCTAATATTATTGTTTGATTATTGATACCCTCAACAGTGAGATAAGAGTCGGGCGAAGTTAAATGCTCTATTATGGGAACTAATTTCATCCAAAATCGTTCTTCCATAAGTGCGAACATAATCCTCAACCCTGACTCTCTTCCAAAGGTATTAAGAAAAGAGACAATAATATTGACAATCTTGTGAACAAGGTGGTCTAAATTATTTATCTCTATTGAATTGTCGAACTTGTTCATATATTTCTTGATCATTGAAACCTTACGAAAATCACGAGCAAACTGTTCTTCTTTCACAAACTGTGGATTATCATACACTGTGGCTGCATAATAAGCTGCATTATCTTTCGTAATATTCGTAAACAATTTCATCACCTATTTGTCTTTCATCTTCTTCATAAACTCTTGAAAATCTGATATAACTGATTCCAAATTCTTCTTTTCTTCCTCTTTCTTTGCTAGCTTTTGCTTACCCATATCATTAGTTTCATCGCTTTCTTTAGATAGTTTTTCGTTCAACATACTATCTAAACGACCAGCGAGTTTAAAACCTAATACGACATATAATAAACAACCTATTGCTGTGTAGACTATTGGTCGCCAAAAATATTCATGTGGATGTACTATTACAGCCGCATCATATATAATTGTCGTCCATACAGATCCACCAGCTATCGTTAAAGCCGCTACCGTATTTCGTGCTCTGTTAGAGTTTACTACTGCTAACATTCGCCCCACGATATAGACACTTCCTAACCCTACAGTAAATAAAACCAAAGAGCGAAAGAGTACGTATACGATAAAAGGCATATATTCATTGAATACTGCTTCCTTTATCGCTTCCATTTCTTCTCCCCTGTTATTTATTCGGAATTTTAAAGTAAAAAAAAGAGGGCGGAGTTAATCCACCCTCTTCATCTTTTCAATATCTATTTATTATTTATTTTATGAAACCGCTGTAGTTACACCAATCAAACATTGTGCTGAACCACTACTTGAACCTGATACAGTTTCTTCGGTCATTATACTTGAACCAGTTTTAGCTGCAGTATTACTAAAAATTTCAGCGTTAGCACCTGGCCCACCAATTGCAGAACCACCAGCAAGATCACCCTCTGGTACAGCTGTCCCATTAGCGTCAACCATTGCAGATGAACCATTAGTTCCTATAGTATATGTACCATGTCCTAATCTACCACCAGCAACAGCAGTGTTGGGAATAGTTCCTCTGAATGTCAGTGTGTTAGTTCCAGAACCAGAGTAGTATTGCATCTTCAAACCACCATCAGAGGCCATATCCGTTGGCCCATAATTGTCTATGTCGAAGTATACCTTGTTAGATATAACTTGATCTGCTGACCATGCAGCTGATGTTACAGTAATTGCTTCGTCATATGTTAATACAATATCAAAAGTTTCAGCTCTTGCATATTCACCGGCAACAAAGTCTGCTGATAAAATATTTGCGGCTCCTAATGTTGCAGATAATCCACGAACTGTCGCTATAACTTCAGCTTCTGCACTTGCGTTGTCATTTCCTGAACTCTTTCCGCCAGGTTTTAGTGCCCATCCCCTCTTGTCTGCAAACGCAAATTCTCGTGCCCAGTTTGAATTAGAATCATCGGGCAGGAATTTAGGTCTGGAAGCAGCGGATGTTGATTTTCCCCATAAAGGCATAATTAATCTCCTATAATCCTAATTTTTTCATTGTCGATTGGATTTTAGTTATCGACATTTTATTAAATTCTTTTTGTCCAGTCGAGTCAAGAGTATTCTCGTAGAAATCCAGAATACCATTAACATCTTCCTCAGTAAGATCTGTATCTTCAATCTTACCACCACTCTTAATATTATTTAGTAAATCAATCAGTGATTTTGACTCTTCAACAGTCTCAATCTCTTCTCTTTTCATCTTCTTTTTCTTCTTCTTTTTCTTCTTTGAAGTACTAAGACCATATGCAACCAAACTTTCACTCATTTCTTGAGAAATCTGAGTTGTGGCCGCATCTAATTTTTCCATAAACTCATTAGCTTTAGGATCATCAGATAATGCCAACCCTTTAAGAAGTTGTACAGCTTTCATCTGATCATCATTAGATCCTGCGAAATTACCACCAAGGTCTTTGATGACTTGATTTATATCAAATTTAGCTTCTTGAATATTTCTATAAGAATCTGATAATTTTCGAATATTTTCCATTGGTATCATATCTATCTTCCTTTCCTGAGTGAACTTGTTTTACTGACTAATTTTGTAACAACTGTCTGAAGTCTGAATAGGTCTTTCGTAGAACCATTTGCTAATTCAGCAATTCGTTCTTTATTTCCTTTATTTACTGTATCATATACTGAAATGATCGCACTAGCAGTCCACATATCGACCTTCATAGTCCTATCGGAAAACTTAACATTTTTCTCTTGTCTACTATCAACAATATCTCTAAAATGTTCTATATTGTCTCCATGTTCTTCAGCAAGTTCAACTTCTTCTTTAGTAAGTCCTTTACCTATAACTACTACTGCAAACAGATTGCCGTCCATAGCTTTCTTAAGTTCTAATACTTTTCCCTTGACTTCTTTTGCCTTCTGTTCTGCTTCTTTCTTAGTCGTGAACATAAAAATCTTTTGTGCTTTTTCGAGAAGTTCAACAAAGTCCTCTTTTAGACCCCTCTTCTTCAACTCTTTTCGAATACGTTTTGTTTGGTGTTGTATACTTGGAAGTGATTGGTCTTGACCCAACATTTGATGTAGCATGGCCATAAGATCATCATCAGATTTCTTTGCCATCTTTGCATCTTCATCAAGTTCAGTTTCTGGATTCTCGCCAGGAGTTAGAGTACGTAAATACTTGACAAGTTCGTCACTTGCTTCCCAATGTGAATCACCCAAAAGATGAGTTGTTGATTCCGTATTCTTCCCTTCTATATACATATTCAGTTCATATGACTTATTGTCCATATTATAGACTTGAATATGTGCTGTCTTTCTACCAGCTTTTAAATCATAACGATTTGTCTTACCTTTTGATGGTTTCTTTGGCCCTAAAGCAACTTTATCATCAATTTCATCTTTATCTACAGGAAAACCTTTCTTCTCTGCATATTCATATGCGTGTTGCATTGCATCTGAGAAACTTTTGTGATAAATTTCATAACCAGTAGCAGATTTCTTTTCATTAAGTTCAACTTCTTCAAACTGTACTGGAACACTAATAGAACCACCAGTTTTAGGGTCATTTATCATCATTCGTTCTTTACCCTTAGTTGAATTTTTGAAATCTTTATGAACCTTACTAAAATTCTTTTTAGATATTTTAACTACCTTACCATCATACTCATAGTCTATAAGTTCGTTAAGTTCAGCTTCGGTGATGCCTTCTTTCTTCTTTACCATGTTTGTGGCAACAGCAAATGCGACACCCTTACCTTCTTTCTTACCGTATTTCTTTTCGAACTCTTCTAAATCAAGTTCATTATCAACAATGTCTTTGACCATATCTTGCTGATTCTTGGTAAGAGTAGCTTCATTAATAACGTGTTCCCAACCTTTCTTAAGGTAATCACGAAGGTCATCAACATCGATAACTTCTTCTTTCTTACCCTTGACTACGAGTACTTCATCTGGGCCGAGTTTATGTTTTTTACCCTCAGAGATGTTAGAAATCACATCTATGAGATCTTTATTATTCTCTAAGTAATTATCATAGATTGATATCATTCTATACCTCTTTAGGTGTGTTTAATTTTTGAAGTTTCTGTAACTTTGATTCTACAACTTCTTCTTTGATTTCCTTCATTCCCTTCATAAGTTCTGCGATGGTTTTCTCATCGAGTTTCATCTCTTTGGCAATCTCTTTCGCAGATTTACCGTCCTTAATCATTGCATGAAGTTCAGACATTTTACTTTCGTCAATTTCAGCAGACTCTGTTTTGGTTTGTTTTTCCTCATCGTCTCGCTTAATCTCACCCTTCCAAATATCCTGTGGTTGGTCTGGGCCGTCAAAGTCAATAACTTCAACTTCAACATCTGCAAGGTTAGGATCTCCACCTAACCCAGCACGAATATCTCCATCAATTTTAACTGCTTCTTTAATGTCCAGTAAATCAATTTGATCTTGATTATATTTCTTTAATGCTTCTTGCATATCAAAGTTAAACTTATTGTGTGCAAGTTCTACCAGACGACCAAATGTTTTCCATGAAGATTCTGTGTGTGGATTCTTCATATATGTATCAACAGCTTCTGTCATTGCTATCTTTACATCTGTTTTCTTGTCCCATCTTGTTCCTGATAAATCTACTATCGCATTAGCAATAGTAGTCTCACTGGAAGATGGTGTATAAGAAACTCTTTGTGGTTCATATAATCTTACATTTTCTACTGTACTTCTTGGGTCAGTTGTTTCGATTATATACTTATTATTCGTATCTGTGGATGTCTCACCATTTAATACGCTATAAATGTCTGATAGAAATGACATATGACTACTCCTAAGCTGTTGAATCGTCTGTATTATTATTTATAAAATGTTAAATTATCGAATTAGAAATCTGGCGTCCAAAGGTTTACACCACAAGACTTAGCTGCACTTATCATTCGTGTAACTCCAATTCCACCACCGTATCGTTCAAAGAAATCAAATTCTAAAAACTTATCTAACTCAGCAACAACTCTGCTTTTACCAAATTTTGAATACAGTAAATCTGCATATAGTCCATCAGATATAGTATTGAATTGATGCTTCATTTCATCTTTATCTGTTGAGCGTTCAGCAGAACCGATGGTTTCCATACCACCCATGATGACATCACACTTCTTTGCAATATCTCCATCTTTCTTCATATTCCAAAATGGTGATGTTCTATATGGAAAGTTTACGATAAATGCAACACCAGAATCATGCTCACTCTGCATCTTGCCTTCTTCTTCATAACCTAATTCTCCACCTTCTGGAACATGATAGAGTTTCATCCAATCTTCATAATCCTTTACTGGATATCCATCTGGTTGAAATCCTAAGAACGAACATAAATCAGAATTCATCTCAATAAGATCTTCAAACGATCCAGATGATTCAAACTCAAACATAGGAAAAATTAAATCATGCCTTCCTGGCACTGGTGTTGGCTCTTGACGGTATGATGTAGAAACACAAAATACGCCAGGCAACGATGGGTCATTAAGTAACTCATACTCTAACCACATTTGTCCTGTTTGTGGAAGAGGCCAAACTTCTCCTGAATAATCATATGTAGAAACTGTTTTTGGATCTTCGCAAGCAGCTAAGATAGAAAGGCGATTCTGTGTATGAACTTCTAAAAAACCACGGCGAGTAAAAAAATCTCGCATACGTCTGGTAACTATAGTAAAATCTTTTGGTGGGATCAACGAACTCATTATAACTCCTAAATCATTATTTGAATTATTTAGTCGTGTTTTTTATCTCCAATTCTTTTGCAATCCATCTCTTACCTACTACATTTCTTACTGGTTTTTGTATTATCTTACCTACTTTAAGAAAAAGTTTCTTAAGTCTTTGTTGAGACTTTTCTCCTACATCATTATTTGCAATTGTGATATATTTTGTACCAAAAAGTTCATGATAGTCATCACTAATTTCTATAACTTTGTGCCACCTACTTGTAACAAGTTCATCTGGAAGTACTCTTGGTCTGTTTCTATTTCTTTCAAGTGCAACCTCTAAAGTAGTCTTAACAAATATCATATATACATCATATCCAAGCTCTATTAAATCTTGTCTTTGTTTTTTTATCATTCTATAATTATGACCAGTTCCATCTATCAAAAGTCCAAGTCTTCCTTTTAAAAACATAGCCTTTCGTGCATCGGTAAGTTTCTTTGCCTTCGGTCTAACTACATCAATTGCATATTCAACATCATCTTTAGATAATGCAGTTAGGTCAGTAGACATATTAATTTTTTTCAATGCACGTTCAAACTGGTCATCTGAATTAACAACTTTCAATCCATGTCTTTCTGGAGTAACTCCCATTTCTGCGACATAAGATTTTCCACTCCCTGATCCACCAGCCATAAAAATTGCTTTGAGAGAAGCTACATCATAAACACCTTCATTGAGGAATGTACCAAACGTCTTTACACTTTCACGAATTTGCATACCTGAACGAACAGCATCAAACAATTTCTTAGCATTTCTATCTGAGAGGTTAGGCGAAACACCAAGTTTAAATCCTTCGAAATTATTCTCAGATGCTAATGTACGAAGTTTAGACGCACTCATTCCTGAAACATCCTCTGCATCAGGATCACGTTCACCAGCTGAAACTACTTCTATCTCTTTGAATTCGTAAGAACCATGTCTTGAAGCTCTACCATTATATTTTTTTATAAGTGTATTGAACTCAGAAACACGATCTGAACCAACTACCATTATAGCCTTTTCATATCCTGCTTCATGTATATTTACCAGAACATCAAATACATTAACAACATCTTCTGATTGAATAGCACTTTTATATCTTGGTGCTGATAGCTTAAGATACTTAACTTTGTCTTTGAGACTTAAAGGATTTTTATCTGAATCTTGTGATCTTGATAAAAAGATGCGATAGTCAGCACTATTCTGTTTTGCAACTTTCGCAATCTTTTCGATAAGTTTCATATGACCGATTGTTGGTGGATTAAATCGGCCGAAGGTGAATACGACTGCCTTCATTTAGTTTTCCTCTTTTTTGGATTTATCTTTTCCTGTAACATAACCAGCTACAATACCAACAATACCAGTAATGGCCATTGATAGTAAATTGACTACGCTTTCATCTATGGGATGATGTTCTTTTAAGCTGACATAAAAGTCACCAACTGTTATTACTACTAATAGCACCATAAGGCCAACACCCATTATAAAAACTGTTAAATCTTTTGGATTCTTCCACATTATCCGAACTCCTTAGGCTTAAAATTTAATCTACTGAACTCTAACCTGTCAACTAACTTCCAAGTGTTACCTGTAATATGGTCAGTTACAACAAACCCCTCACCAGATGTTACTTTGAATGTATTACCACTTTGAGAAAAGGTCTTGAAACTACCAACACCCTCTGACAACTTATTAAGAATAATCACCATTCCAGCATTTACAGTTGCAATAAAATCAATAACATTACTAATTACATTCACATCAATCTTACCATCAATCTTATCTAAATCTTTTTGAACTTTATCTTTTGCGTTATCTGTTTTAAGAGTATCAATTTTACTCACAAATTTTGCTTTTACAAAATCAGGAAAACCTTTTGCATATTTTTTTCCTTCGCCAGGATTAGGAAACGATGCACCACTTTCTACTCTAAGAAAACTATTGAGAAATGTAGCCACATTACCACCTATTGCATATGTTGGCAATCCACTGGTAAAGTCAATTAATTTAGTAACATCATTTGGTTTTATTTTCTTTAGAATACTTTCAGCATTACGAATATGTTTCATTACCGTAAGACTTTCTGATGCAGTCATTGTGACATTACCTGATAAGTCTTTAACATATGGATCATCAAACCAAACATTAGGTGTCTTACGAAACTTGGATATATCTATCTGGCCAGGATTTGCAGTCATTGATTGCAATGGGCCATCACCTGTATATGTAGTATGAATAATTAACCCAATATTAGCACGAAGTAAACTATCTGCGAGTGCATTATCAGTTGGAACTGCATAGGTAATGGTGTTGGGTTTAAATGTTAATAACTCTTCATCATCAATAGTATTGGTTGATATGTCACCCTTTTGAAAAAGCATATCACCCTGATAGACACCACCACCAGATGGCATAATCTTTGGTAAGAATTTTAATGCAGTTTCAAGTTTTGAGTGTATTGCACGATTCTTTATCAACTCACGAATATCTGATTTCTGTTTAATGAGCTTCGGTGATTTTGCAAATACACCTTTAGTTCCAACAAAGAACTTTTTATCATCTGGATCAATACCAAAGATAAGTGCAGGAGCTCCATCCCATTTCTGAGACTTACGAATTGGTGTTTTTGTTTTACCTAATATGTCTCCATATAAAGAACGCAAAACTTCAATCGATTCTTTCGCACCTTCATACCCCATTGTGAGTATAGCCTCTGGAAGATGTTCCAAATGCTTAAGTTGTGCAATGTTTGCTTCTGTTATAAAGTTGCGATAAGATTTACCCATTGATATGAGTATTTATGATTTTAACCATCCTCCCTTTCTAAGTAGTCATCCAATTCTTCCTCCCATTGTTCTAACTCTTCATAAGTGTGAGGAAAATTATCAAGAAAACCATCCATATCATCTGCATCAATATAATGGTGTACATATGATTCTTCCATATAAAACATACATACGACAAGTAAACGAAATATCCAGAAGATACTCTGCTTCAATACCTGTTCAATACTCATCTCTGAAACACCATTTATTTTGCACATTTCGCTTAGGAAACCACGTACATACTCAATTGTACAAGCCTTAAAGAAATGTTCTCTTTCCATAAATTCTGATGGATTTAATCCAATACCTGATTCTGGTCGTTCAGTAAATACACGAACACCATATGTCCTGATAAGAATATCAGTCATATTATTAAATATATTAATATTATCAATTATGTAATGATATCCAGCTACGAATGGTGTATAATCTAATTCCATATTTCGTGTTTCATTATGTCCATCTAACACAGTAATTAAATATGTTAGATAATCAACATCACGCCTTACACTATCGTTTATTCTTACTTCACGATCTTTAGCGTTCCATTTATTGGATAATGTAGTAAATATATCTTCCAGAAAGTCGTAATTCTTCTCACTCATTTGCTTCTCCAAAGAGGAAATTTCCACCGATTGGTTTTCTCTTTCTTTTCATATCTGTGAATGTTTCTTCTGATTCTTCTACGTTATTTTCACCCTTAAGTTCATATAATCGCATTTGTGCATAATCAACACCAATCAAAAACCTTTTCATAAATGTTGGGTCAACATATCTGTTCTTTAATTGTTTAACGGTAAATTGGCCATTCTCTTGCATTTCATCACTGGTCATTATAGCAAACATCATATCTGCTGTCATAGGAAGTCCGAAACTCTCACTGGTATCACCAAGGTCAACATCTGAATTAACAAAACCTGTTCTGTTAGTTTGTGTGGCTGTCATTACTGGAATTTCATACTCCACTGCCAGACCTCTCAATTCCTCTGCAATTGATTTCACATATGTATATGAGTTAATAGAATTACCCATACGCATTCGTGAACTACTAGCAATATTTAGGTAGTCGATGTATACTATATCTGGAACAAAGTTTTTCTTCATTTTTAACTCATCAATCAATGAACGAAAATGAGTAACATTTGCAGATGCAGTTGGATACTCCTTAATCATCAGCTGTCCTTTGACTGACTCTTTCATTCGTTCAATCTTTCTATCGTATGATGTCTTAAGTAATGTTTCCAGATCTCCGATGTTGGTCTGTAGAAGATTTGCATCAATACGTTCTGCAATCCTCTCTTCTGACATTTCAAGTGTGATATACAAAACCTTGAATCCCATCGATAGATTAGCAGCTGCAAACGAACACATTGCAAGACTCTTTCCAACTCCTGTTCCAGCCAGAAGAATATTCAATGTCTTAGTAGAAAAACCACCTCGTGTAATCTTGTTGAATGATTCCATATCAAATGGAATCTTCTTTTCAATTCTATGATAATACTCAAATCTGTCTTCTGAATCATTTACATAATCATGACCTATATGAGTATCAAACGAAACTGCAAGTGCATCACTCAATAACTTTGGAATTGAACCCTTATCGAGTTGCTTGTTTCCACCATCAAGAATATCTACACTGGTTAGAATCGCATTATGTATTGCACGTTCAGAACAGAATGATTCTGTCTCATCAACAAGCCACTCATCACTATCAACAGAATCTACTTTGAGTTCACCAACATACTCAAGTATATCATCATGCTCTACCTGAGTGATTCCACCAGTTTTGGCTACAGTCATTTTTAT